AAAACTATCTTCAATTAAAAAATCAATTTCATCGTCCGCTAAATGCGGTTTGTTTTGTTTATAAAAATCACGCAGCAATGCCATATCATCAACTGATGAGTAATCTTTATTTAATGCTACGTAATCTTCAAGTGTACCTCCAGTTTCATTTATGAAGTCTACAACTTTTTGTATATTTTCAGGAAGTTCAATACCAGAATCTTGTTGCTCTTGAATAGCTTCTTCAACTTCATTTGCTAATTCTTGTGCTTCTTCTTGTATCTCTTCTTCTTCTGTAATCTCTTCTAATACCGTTTCTTCAATCCCATCATTTGTAGCGGGCTCTTCATTTTGTTCGGACTCCCGTACTTCTTCAACCACTTCTCCGCTACTTGGCGTGTCTTCGGGTTGTTCGACAGTATCATCGCTTGCATCTGCGCTTTGTTCTTGAACGGCATCTGTTTCTAAATTTCGTAAATCTACTTTAATTACGTTTGGATCTTCTTGTGGGGCCGGCTCAGAAAGCTTAGCTTCTACAATAGGATCCTGTTGTTCGTTTTGAACAACTTCATTTTCTTGGTTTTCCATGATAAAATATTATATAATTATATACACTATACATTACTTGGGTTCAAAAGAACCTAAGTCAAAGTCACCGCTAAGTATGTCGTTTCCAGAAGATTCAAATACTTTTGGCGGTAAATTGTTTTTTCTTTGATTAATAAGTTCGCTTTGTTGCGTAGCCTGCAATTTGGTACGATCATCTTTGCGATCTTCTTTTTCTTTAATTGTTTGCTTTTGTGCATCAACTTCAATTCCTTTCAATTGCATGTTCATTTGGAATTCAAGCTGCATTAATTCTTTTTTCAGCTGTGCTTCTTGCATTAGCTTGTTACTATCTATTTGTGCTTTTACCTGCTCAAGCTCTGCTTTTTGCGCCGTAATAGCTTGGCTTTTTTGTACTTCAGCTTGCGCTGCAACTTGTTGCGCCTGTGCATTAGCTTGCGCTTGTGCTTGAATATTTTGCTGCTGCATTTGCTGGTCACGCTCTAATTTCTTTTGTCTACGTATTTTTAGTAACTGGTTTGCTAATTTTATATTACGTATATCGCGTATATCAATAGCATCATCTAAATCAATAAGGCCAGCTGACAGTGCAGTTTGAATATTATTTTCTAGCATTTGCTTTTCTTCCTCATCAGGTGCAAGCTCTAAAAATATACCAAAGTCTCTTAAATGCAACTGCGACACTTCATCTAGCGTAGCAACATTATGGGCACCTATACTCTGTATAAACGCTTCCGCTGTTGGTGCATATTCTAATATATCAGATATGCGCATCGAAACGCATTCAGCAGTTTCTGCTGTTAAGAATAAACCACTTTGCAATATGTGGCGTGTTGCTGTATTTGAATTAGCGGCTGCTAATTTTTGAACACCCACCAATGCATTTTTATCAGGCATACTACCGTCGCGTGCTTCGTTTAAGCCCGTCACGTCGCGAATCATTTGCAAATAATAATTATATGTACTAATTAATGCTTGCAATTTATTACCGCCCGATCCACTTGTTATTTCCTGTATTGGCACCTTGCCAGGATTCATATCGCCTTCTGACGTAAACGATCTGCCAATAACAGAACCCGTTTGGAAGAACATGTTTAATGCCTCTTGCGGATTGTAATTTGTACCGTTACCTAAATCTATTTCAGCAATACCGTCGGCATCTAAGTAAACACCGTCTGGCACCATACGTGATAACACCTGCTGTAACTTTAAATGCGTTAATTGTATCATATCAGCAAAACCTGTAATTCTGCTTACTAATGATTCAATTCTACCTTTATACATACGAGGTGCACATAAAGCATAATTAAGTTTTACCTTAGTAACGTCACTTTTAGGGCGCATCATATTTTGTGCCATCTCCCATTTAAGCAATTTGTTTGTACCTAATATAAGTACACCTTCATATAAAACCTCTAATGATCTAGATATTTTTTCAAAACGAGACCTATCATCTTTTGGTGGATTAAACTGGTCGTTTTTAATTAATGCTTTTTCAGCACCAGACGCTGTTGATTTTATTTTATATACTTCATTCATATATGTTTTATAATTGAAGTATAAAACTTGCACTGAGTTTCTATCAAGATTATTAGTTTCATTTAATGTTCTATGATAGTGATCAGTGTTTTGCACGCCTTGCTTTGTAATATCTTCTAAATCTTCATTAGTAAGATTTGGGAATTGTTTTTTAAGCTCATTAATAGGTAATGTTTTTATTTCGCCTATGTAATAAACATCGTCAAAGTAAGGTGAATCTGTATATGAATAAACAATATCAGCCGGGTCTACATATTCTATTTTAATACCTTCCGATGTAGAAAACGTATTCTTAACACAGCCAATACCCAATACAGCTAAGTCGTAATAAAATCTTTTCTTTGTAAGCTCGTATCTATTTTGATCAAATATTGTATTAATAGCTTGTTCTTCTGCGAGCTCTACGCTTTGTTTGTAGCTGAGCTGCATATGCACCGCCAATTCTTCTTCAGATGTTGGCAACGCAGAAGGATCATTTTCGTATAAATTAATATCAAATTTTTCTTGTACAAAATTATTTAAATCTTGCGTTTTCATATCTCGCAAAATAGACTCCATATATTTTGTACGTTTTTCAACACCATAGGGGTCTTGCGAATATGCTTTTATATCATATGTTCTTTCTGCAATACCGTTTACAACTATATCAACAAACTTAGGTATAATAGGTACAGGCTTCCAGTCTAAATTAAGATACGATAAATCACCATTAATGGATAACTCATCTTTATACTTTTGCACAGGCTGCTCGCCTCTTGCATATAATCTTAATTTATGATATTGATTTTGATTATTATAAAATCTAGTTGTGCCTGAATCTCGTTTAAACCATTCGTGCTCTATAGCCTTAGCTACCTTTAGCCCATATTCTGGGCTAATCTTTTCTAAGTCGCTAGCAACTTGGCTTGGAAAATAACTTTTTACAACTGACTCAGCCATATTAATCTATTATTTGCGATCTTAAACCGCTATTTTTATATTTTGAAAAACTTATATTAAGCTTTGTTTTTTCTCGTGCGCCTACAGGTGAATACAAATTTTTATTGCAAGCCATAATGGCTAGGCCTGAACTGATGGCGGCGTCAAATTTTGTTCTTTTGTTAATGTCAAATCTTGACCAATCATTTAAAGTACGATTGAAATATATTTTACTATAACTATTTTCACCGTTATAGCCTACATAAGATTGTATATAAGATTCAATAGCGGCGGCGTGGGCTTGTCTAATATCTTCTGAAGAGTTAGGTATGCCACCAATTTCTTTTTCAGCGACTGATAATTTATTATAAATCTTATCAGGTCTATTCATAGAGTATTTTCTATACCCTCTACGCTTTAAATAATATAATAGTCTAGGTTTATTATTCTCTGCAAGTATTGGCATACCATAAAAATGTATTGCCATTAGCACATCTTCAAAAAACATTTCTGCTGTTTGAGGCCGCGCTACGTATTCTAAAAAAAATGTATTGGGCGGCGCATCTTCCATGCTAAACTTTGTTAAGCCATGCAGCGCGCCTTTAGATCCTTGCCCATCTGTTGTACCCGATATATCATAAGAGTCACATCCAAACGCGCCCATATGTTCATTACCGGGATACTTGTACCCGTTCTTTACTATTACGCGGTTTTGCAAATTTACAGGAGGAATCCAACTTATATAAAATCTACCGTTATTATCAGGCGAAAAAATAACATTCGAATCTTTAATACCATTCGCCCATTGAAAATTACCACGAGTAACTAAATCCTTAGCCATTTCTTCGTTGTAATCTATTTGTTCGTATATTTTAGTTAAATTAAATATACTGTTTTTTGTTTCATCGCGGAACGCGTGCTCGGTAGTTCTTGGAAACTGTCTGTAATACTCGTTTAGAGCGTCCGAGTCGCCTTTTAATCCATCAACCTCATTATCCCAGTGTTCTATAACCCCGGTGTCAATAAGCTCGCCGTAAGGGCCTTCAACTGGTTCTTTCGGCGAATCAAATACAGGGTATCCATAAGAATCAATGAATCCTTCGTAATTCCATTCCATAGGTATGAACAAGCTATATAATCCGCTGCGAGTCTGTCCATTGCGGTTTCTTTTTGTAACGTCTGAGTCATTATATAGTTTTTTAAAATTTTCACCGCCTTTATCTAATGCGTTTGATGTTGACCCCATCATGCACTTGCCGATAACCCTGCTACCAAGTCTAAGTGTTGTTTTAGTAACACGCCAGTTATTTAATATATTATCAGGTCTTTCCCACTTACCGCTTTCGTCGTGCACTAACAGTTTTAGTTTTTCACCATCATAACTGTTATCACCTGTATTTTTCCAGTCAATAGTTGTGTCAAGACCTTCAAGCTCTTCACGCTGTTCGCCTGATTGTATTGATTTTCTTGTCAATTTTGACGCAGGTACCCTATATGCTAATTCTGTTTTAGGCCGATCCATACCGTCTTGGATAGGCTTAAAGAAAAACGGATAGTTTATAGATATTGGTACAACTTTATCTGTGAACATTTTCTTCGCATCGGCGCCAGATTTGGACAATATCCCGAAGCGTGCATCACTAGAAATGGTCGCGGAGTTAACGGTTTCCGCTGATGCCATGAACGAAAAACCCGAGCGTCGGTTTTTGAGATAGCACATTCCATAACATCTAGCGTCGGCCTTACAGGCTTCCCAAAATATGAAAAAGAGTCTATTCGCTTCTCTAAACTCCGGTGCTCCAACATCAATTTTCGTCCACTGTAGGTACATATAATTAGTGCCAGTAATATAAGTAGGTTTATCTTTA